GCTGTGGATAACGTTTGTATGTTATTGATTTTGAACGATAAAAAAATCATCCTTTACACTGTAAAGGTTGGCAAATGAGGTTTAAAACATTTGAGCAGGCTTTAGAAGCGAACATGACATCTAGGCAGAAGGATATCTTCCTTGTAATAGACGAGTGGTGGAACCGGTTTGGGTGTGGTCCATCTATAGATGATGTAATGAGTATTACTGGGGATAAGAGTAGAGCTAATGTGCATAGGATAATGAATAAGCTATGTGAGGTTGGTGTCTGCCGTAGGACGAAAGGGCGGGCTCGCAGCGTAAGGCCGGTTTATCTTAAGCTGAGGAATATAGAGTGAGGCTAGATGAAATCGCTCAGGCCATAGAGAAGCTCCCTTATCACGAGCAGGAGGGGTTCTTAAAGATGCTTGCCGAGTATGAGGCTAGTATTAAGCGTGAGAAGTCTCAGAAGGACTTTATGGTCTATGTCAAAGAGATGTGGCCCGGATTTGTGGCTGGGCGGCATCATAAGGTTATGGCTCAGAAGTTCCAAGAAATCGCTGACGGAAAACTAAAGAGGCTCATTATCTGTTTGGCGCCTAGGCATACTAAGTCGGAGTTCGCTTCTTATTTATTGCCCTCTTGGTTTCTGGGCAAGTATCCCGAGAAGAAAGTCATCCAAGCCTCTAATACGGCGGAATTGGCAGTGGGATTTGGTCGTAAGGTGCGTAACCTTGTGGGCTCGGAACAATATGCCCAAGTATTTCCGAACGTTTCCTTGCGGTCGGATTCTAAGGCGGCGGGGCGTTGGTCTACCAACCACGGTGGAGAGTACTTTGCTATCGGTGTTGGCGGAACCATGACGGGTAAGGGCGCGGATCTGGCTATTATTGATGATCCGCATGCTTTGGAGATCACGACGCCAATCCCTACGCCAAACGGGTTTGTGGAGATACAGGATTTGAAAGTTGGAGACCAAGTGTTTGGTCCTGATGGCAACCCCATACGTGTGGTATCAAAGTCCGCAGTTTGGCATGACAGGGAGCTTTACTCCGTTATAACGGACGACAATGAAGAAATCTTGTGCGATGCCAAACATTTGTGGGGGATTAATTCGGACACGAATTTAGCTAGAGCGCGGGTGGTCAATCAAACAGCGGAGTACTTGGCAAGTTGGCCACAAAAAAACCGTCCGATATTGCCCAGGCATCAACCCGTGCAATACGCAGAAGCGTGTCTACCTGTCGACCCTTGGGTCCTTGGCGCGTGGCTTGGGGATGGCACGTCTTCGTCCGGCCGCATTATAGCTCATCCGGATGACCAGCCGTACATGATTGAGCAGTTTGAGAAAGCGGGATATAAGGTGGGGGGATTTACGAAGTGTGGGTACACCTTCACCGTATACGGGCTACACCAGCAGCTAAAAGCGTTAGGGGTTTTGAACAACAAGCATGTGCCTGAGCAGTACTTGCTAGCATCTGAAAGCCAACGTATGTCCTTGTTACAGGGCTTGGTAGACACGGACGGATCTGTGACGAAAGCAGGTCAAGCGGGGTTTTATAATGCTAACGCTGGGCTAGTTAGGTCGGCAGTGGAACTGCTGCATTCCTTAGGCGTCAAGTGCCAAATGCGTTCGTATGAGGACAACCGTGGTCGGTGGGCAAGCGCTCAAACACAACACAGAGTGATGTTTCGGTTAGAGGATTGCGCTCGCATGCCTAGAAAGCGTATGTACACACGCACCCCACAAGACAAGCGCTCACGCAGTATCACCGTTGAGGCGACTGGAACGACAGGGTCAGTCCAGTGTATTACGGTAGACAGGCCGGACGGTTTATTCTTAGCCGGTCGGGGCTACGTGGTAACACACAACTCGGAACAAGAAGCAAGATTAGCAGCCACAAATCCGGAAGTGTTTGATAGCGTTTTTGAGTGGTACACCTCTGGCCCTAGACAGCGACTCCAGCCTAACGGGGCTATTATAATTGTTATGTGCATGACTGGCGATACGCCGGTGCTAATGGCAGACGGCACCCAAAAGCCATTGCGTGATATTCGGCCCGCAGACATGGTCGCTACGTTTGATAACGGTAATCTTTCGGTCAGCAAAATTAACAATTGGCGGTCAAGTGGTGTTGATTCCATATACCGGATACAAACACAATCTGGCAAAATACTTCGATCGAACGAGAGGCATCCGTTTCTTGTGATGAACGAAGGAGTGCTCGAATGGACGAGATTAAATCAGTTGAGAGTGGGGGATTTGCTTGTATCGTTGAAGGATGCAGCAGGCCATCAAAATCAAAAACAAAGCCAAACCTATGCAAACCATGTTACGCAAGAGAGATTTATCACAAAAAAAACCCTGATGCGCCATACCTTCCGCTTGGGTCTCATGGCCAGTGGAAAGGTAAATCTTGTGATTGTGGCGAGCCAGTTGTTTGCAAGGGCATGTGCGCTGCTTGCTACAGAAAGCAATACACGCATCCAAAGCAAACCTCGCAGCAAAACAGAGCTAGACGCATCAAGCATCGGTACGGCATCACTTTGGCAGAGTATGAAGCAATGGTTGCAGAGAGAAATAATAGATGCGATGTATGCGGTGAAGAGCCTGATAAGAAAAACACCCGCGCTCATTGGAATGGAAAGCTCTGCATTGATCACTGCCATGACACAGGCAAAGTCCGAGGGCTACTCTGCAACAACTGCAACCTTGCTGTTGGATACGGAAAGACGCCAAGCGTACTTGAACGAGCTGCATCGTATCTCAGACTTCACGGTAGACCCGATTGTTTCGATAACGACTGACGGGCAAGAGGAAGTTTTTGATGTAGAAGTGGATCGTACTGAAAATTTTATTGCTAATGGAGTAGTAAGCCACAACACACGATGGTCCAAAAAGGACCTTGTTGGCAAAGTACTGCAAAGTATGATTGATCGGGACGGCGAGAAGTGGGAAGTCATTGAGTTTCCAGCGATACTGCCCTCCGGACAACCTTTGTGGCCTGAATTCTGGAGTTTAGACCTTTTAACGGCGCTTAAGGACGAACTACCTGTCGCTAAGTGGAACGCTCAGTACCAACAAAACCCGACATCCGAAGAGGGCGCTATCATTCGGCGGGAGTGGTGGATGCCTTGGGAGAAAGCAGACCCTCCACACTGCGAATACATTATAATGACGCTCGATGCCGCTGCTGAAACGAACAACAGATCTGACTATACGGCGCTTTTGACTTGGGGTGTTTTCAGTGATGACGAATTGACTGGCGGAAACAGCCATATTATCCTGTTAAATGCGATCAATGTACGTGTTGAGTTCCATGAGCTTAAGGCGTTAGCCATGAGGGAGTGGGAAGAGTGGTCACCAGACTCGTTTATTGTGGAAAAAAAGTCCTCTGGAACGCCTTTGTTTCAAGAACTACGCAGAACGGGTATACCGGTACAAGAATTCACCCCCCACAGGGGCACCGGAGACAAGATAGCCCGGCTGAATGCAGTCTCAGATATTGTAAGGTCGGGAATGGTTTGGTATCCATCCGGCAAAAGATGGGCCGATGAGGTGATCGAACAGGTTGCCGCATTTCCCAACGCAGGTAATGACGATATGGTTGACTGCACGAGTATGGCGCTGGCAAGGTTCAGAAATGGCGGGTTTATACGGTTAAATACCGATGAACTAGACGAAATCACGTACCCGAGAAAAGCGGCGTACTATTAACTTAAGGATATGTCATGGCTATTGAAAAAGGTTTATACGCAGCTCCGCTAGGGATGGATGAGATAATGGATGGCTCATCAGAAATGGAAATCGAGATTGTTGATCCCGAGATGGTGACGCTAGATGATGGGTCGGTAGAGATCACAATCATTCCGGGAGATGAGACAGGGGGCGAAGATTTTGACGCTAACTTGGCGGAAAGCTTGGATAATGGGGTGCTTGCGGAGTTGTCGGGGGATTTGATCCTTGCCTATGATAACGACATCGCTTCACGCAAAGACTGGGAAGAAACCTATACCGAAGGCATTAAGCTGCTGGGCTTAAAGTATGAAGAGCGTACTGAGCCGTGGGAAGGAGCCTGCGGTGTACACCACCCGATGATTGCTGAGGCCGCAGTGCGGTTCCAAGCAGAAGCTATTATGGAGACATTCCCAGCCAGCGGTCCGGTACGCACAAAGATTATCGGTCAGAGTGACCGTAAAAAGCAAGAGGCCGCAGAAAGAGTTAGGGCGGACTTAAATTACCAGCTTACGGAAGTTATGCGTGAGTACCGGTCTGAGCACGAGAAGATGCTGTGGAACCTACCGATCGCGGGTAGCGCGTTCAAAAAAGTGTATTACGATCCCACTATTGGACGGCAAGTCTCCCTGTTTATCCCAGCAGAGGACGTAGTTATCCCTTACGGGGTATCAGATATATCCATGTGTGAGCGTATCACACATCGTATGCGTAAGACTAAAAATGACATATTAAAGTTACAAGAGTCTGGGTTTTACCGTGCAGACATAGATATCGACGACACGCCCACCATACAGACTGACCCTATTCAGAAAGCCAAAGACCGTGAGACTGGGTTTAGCGCAACCTATGACGACCGCCCCCTGCTTCTAGAGATGCACGTTGAGCTGGATATTCCGGGCTTTGAGGATGTAGATAGCGATGGCGAGCCCACGGGTATTCCCTTGCCGTATGTCGTAACCATCCTGAAAGACACGGGTGATGTGCTGGCTGTTCGCCGTAACTGGGACCCAGTACCTAAAAAGACTGAGGGCAACCGCGCAGCGCAAATAGTATACAAGCGCCCTAACCAGTATTTCGTGCATTACCAGTACGTGCCGGGTTTTGGGTCATACGGATTTGGTTTGGTGCACTTAATTGGTAACTCAGCCAAGTCAGCAACGGCTATTACACGTCAGTTGGTTGATGCGGGTACGCTATCTAACTTACCCGGTGGTTTAAAGACTCGGGGCCTACGTATTAAGGGAGATGACACACCAATTTCTCCGGGCGAGTTCCGTGATGTGGATGTGGCCTCTGGTGCGTTGCGTGACAATATCATGCCGTTGCCATACAAGGAGCCTTCACAGGCGCTTTTACAGTTACTAGGTATCATCTCGGAAGAAGCACGACGCTTTGCGGCTAGCCCTGATATGAAAGTGTCAGATATGTCGGCACAGGCACCCGTGGGTACAACACTCGCGCTCATTGAGCGTAACCTGAAGGTGATGTCGGCTGTTCAGGCACGGATGCACTTCGCCATGAAGCAAGAGCTTAAGCTCCTAGCGGTGATGATTAGGGAGCACGCCTCTGAGAGTTATGACTACGAGCCCGTAGACGGTTATGTACACGCTAGACGCGAAGACTACAGCTACGTAGAGATTATTCCTGTGAGCGACCCTAACGCCAGTACCTTGGCTCAGCGGGTAGTGCAGTATCAGGCGGTGATACAGTTGGCTCAGATGGCGCCACAGATCTACAACCTACCCAAACTCCACCGGCAGATGTTGGATGTTCTTAATATTAAAGACGCCGCTGAGTTGGTGCCGTTAGACGAAGATCAAAAGCCAACAGATCCAATTAGCGAGAACATGAACCTCCTGAACGGAAAGCCCGTGAAAGCGTTTATGCACCAAGATCACGAGGCACACATCCAAGTCCACATGGCGGCAATGCAGGACCCTGTGTTGATGCAAGTCATGGGTCAGAACCCACAGGCTCAAGTGATGATGCAAGCCGCACAAGCACATATCACCGAGCACGTTGCGTTCGGGTATCGAGATCAAATACAGCGTCAGTTAGGTGTAACCCTACCCGCTCCAGATGCCGAGATGACCGAAGAAGTAGAAGCACAAATGTCGCGTTTGGCAGCGGAAGCAGCAGGTCAGTTGCTTGGTAAACATCAAGCAGAAGCCCAAGCTAAGAAAAACGCCGAAGCGCAACAAGATCCGATCATTCAAATGCAGCAGCAAGAAATGCAGATCAAGATGAAAGAAGTCGAGATCAAAGAGAAAAAGATGATGGCTGACGTTGCGGCAGACGCTGATAAGTTGGCGTTAGAGCGTGAAAGACTGCAGGCGGATATGGAGAAAGAAGGCTTACGTATTGGTTCGCATACTGCTCAGGTTAAGGCAAAGCTGGAGTCACAACAACAGCTAGATATGCTAAAGGCAGGGCTTAAAGCCGAAGAGATGCAGGCCCGCAACCAAGCAGAAGGAATGCGAATGGGTATTGACGCTGCCAAATCTAAAGAGCAGTTAGAAATTCAACGTATGGCTCAGATGCAGGGGGGTACGAGTAATTTTGCTAAAGGCGGCTCAGTTGGCGAGAAAACCGACAGAGTAACGTCCGAGGGGCGCCCCGTATATCGGACTGAAAGCGGGGAAAACGTTTCTGAAAAATCAATCACTGTTCCCGTAGGCGATCAGTGGGTAAACGTCCCAAGCATCCATAACGGTAAGCAATACAGTGAAAGAG